CCTCCTCTAACTTTAGATAATTTATTGTTTATAATATTATTATCACTATTATTACCAAAATAATTTAATTGATCATTACTATTTTTTAAATTCATTGATCCTGATCCTATATTTTTTAATCGTAAATTTTGTGTTCTTAATGATGAGTCATTTTGTTTTATTGGTTTACCACAAATATGACTAGATGTTTTTAAACATTTTGAATAATCAAGCGTATTATTATTTGAAACTCTTAAATAAAATCTTCTTCCTAAAGCAAAATTAGAAGTTCTTTCGCCAGAATTTTCAACAATCATTGGCATTTTTTTTGAATATAAAGTTGACATAATAAATTATAATAATATTTTTTAATATTAAAAAAAAAAAATTATCTTCTCATTCTTCTTATGGCTTGTTGACCTGTTTTTCCAGAATCACCACCATGGGTTATATCATTATAATTTCTATTAATTGCTTGTAATTTTTTAAATCTAGCATAATCAGATCCATCGTGAACAAATTTAGAATTACCAGAGTACATAGCACTTCCATTTCTAGAAACACCATCGTGTTTAGGATTTAATCTAGATAAATTATTACCACCTACTTGATTTGAAGCATAACCATATTTAGGATTAGTTTTTTCAATATAAGTAGTTAAAATATCGCCAGAATTGAAAGCGGTTTTAAATGGGCCTAATACATTGCGTGCGTTTAAAGCAGGTGATGTTCCTAAACCTGGATTATGTAAATTACCAAAAGCTTTTGCTAAATGTTTACGACTAGATGCTCTTTCTGAGCCGGAAACAGCATGTCCAAATAATAATGGTTGTTTTCCTTTATAGCCGCCACCTAAATTAGTTTGATTGAATGCCATTTGTAATTAATATAATATTATATTATTTTTTTTATTAAAAATAATATATTTCATAAAGAGATAAAATAAATAAAAAAAAATTTTATTATAATTAGCTTTTTAAATTTATTCACAAATAATTCTTGGAGCAATATTCATTGTTAATAGTTCTTGAAATGCTAATTTACAAGCATATGGTATTTCAATATATTTAAAATCGGTTCTATTTTCACATGTATTACAAATATGTATATTTTCATTATTATTATAACAGGCGATCATACCACATCGATTACAAATATGTAAATTATAAGCATCTGATGCATCATATATTCTTCCTTTTGTAAATCTGGAAGCACCATGTGAGATCATACAATCTCTTTCCATTTCACCAAAACGTAAACCACCATCTCGAGCGCGACCTTCCGCGGGTTGACGTGTAAGATTAACCATAGGACCAATGCTTCTACTATGTTGTTTATCATTAACCATATGTTTTAGTCTTTGATAAAATGCAGGACCAATAAATATACTACAGTTTAATTGTTCACCGGTTAAACCATTATACATAACCTCATTTCCTTTTGATTCATAACCAATTTTTTGTAATTCTTTACAAATATCTTCTATTTTAAAATTATTAAAACTAGTACCATCGCCAAATAATCCAAGTTCAAGTAAAATTTTTCCTAAAAGAGTTTCTTTTAATTGTGCGATAGTCATTCTACTTGGAATAGCATGAGGATTAATAATAATATCTGGTTTCATACCATTTTCAGTAAAGGGCATATCTTTTTCAGGAATAATATTACCAATTGTTCCTTTTTGTCCATGTCGTGAACTAAATTTATCTCCTATTACAGGTTTTCTATAATTTCTTAATCTGACTTTGCAAAAATTATAACCATCACCATTAGTTTCAATATAATTTTTATCAATATATGTTTCTTCATTTGTTCTATAAATCTGACTTACATCATTATATTTAATAACTTTTGTAAAATCATTTTTATTTTCTTTAATGGGCAATACTTTACCAATAATAACATCACGATCTTCAACAAGAGTATTTTCAGGAATTACACCTTGTGAATTAATTTTATCATAATTTGCAAATTTAATATTTCTAGTTTTAGATTTATCGGGTTTACATCTAATTTCTTCATTACCGTATAATTTTTTATCTTCATCTTTTTCAGTATGATATATAGTGGCCAAAAATAATCCACGATCAATAGAACTTTTATTAAATAAAATACTATCTTCTTGATTATAACCACTATGACTTGCAATTGCAACAATAACTTGCATTCCTGATGGAATATCATTTAATTTAATAATATTCATTAACCTAGTGTCAACTAGGGGTCTCATAGGATATGTTAAAACATAACTAGTTTTATCCATTCTATTATCAAAATTAGTAACATACATACCAATTGCTTGTTTTCCCATAGCAGATTGATATGTATTTCTAGGAGACTGATTATTTTCTGGAAAAGGAATACATGATGCTAATACACCAAATATAGTACTCGGGTGTATTTCACAATGTGTATAATAATGAATTAAGCCTTTATTATTATAAGTTAAATCTTTCTCTTTCATTGCAATCATTGCATTATTTTGCTCATAAATATCAATATATTCAATAATTGAATTGTCATATTTACCAGAATATAATATATCATTCCATTCAATTTTCTTATTTTTTAAATCTAATAGAATTTTATAATTTTCATTTAATGTATATAGTAATTTATTATTTTTAACACGCAATAAAGGACGACATAATCTTCCAGCGTCATTACATACTCGAATTTCTTGCATTGATATATTGAAAATTATAGAAGTATATATATTAATAATACCATCATATTTCTTATTTTTAAGATCTTCATATAATGATATTGGATCTTCTGTAATTCCTAACCAACATCCATTAATAAATACTTTAACTTTATCATATAATAATTCACTACTATTTATATCTTCTAATTTAATAATTTGCGGAATAATATAATCATATAAACCATAACTATTTGAGGAAATAGTTATATGTGCCATTTGTGCTAGATTTTTTACAATACCAACAGATGCTCCTTCTGGAGTTTCTGCCGGACATAAAAAGCCCCATGATGAATTATGTAATCGACGAGGTGGAATTAATTTACCACTTTTATCAATTGGTGTATTCAGTCGTCGTAAATGGCTAATACTTGAAACATAAGTTAATCTATTTAAAACTTGTGCTACACCTACTTTATTACTATTAATTTGTTTAATACCAAAATCACCTGTTGCAAGTGCCCTTTTGATACCATTTTCAATAGTAGTTGATTTAACAATTTTATATATATTAGTATTATTAATAATACTATTATAATCTTCATTAGATTTCCATGAACCATTATTAATTTCTCTAAGTACCTGTTTTTGCATATCTTTAACCACTTTGTTTAAATAATTTCTAAACAAATTATTTAATAATGTGCCAGTTAAATCAATACGTTTATTTATATAAGAATCACGATCAGTTGGTTCAATAATACCAAATGATGTTTGTAGTAAAATATTAGTCATATATCCAAGTAAATGAATTTTTTGTACATCTGTTTTACAATGAGGGAAAATATCATTATTGATTACTTCTAATGCAAAATCATGTTTCTTTTGAATGCCAGTTTCTCTATCAACATTTAATGGTGTATAAATAACATTTGAAATTATAAATTTCATTGCATTATTATAATCTAAATAATTATTTGCATCTACAATTGATGCTTTTAATGCATGTTTCATTCTTTTAACATCATTATGTTGAGTATTTAATAAAATTTTATCACATATTTCTTTATCACTAATAATATTAAATGCTCTGAAAATAATAAATAATGGAATAGGTACTTTGATTCGTGGAATTTGTAAATATAATGGATAACCAAAACTATTATTTTTTGATGACATTAAAATATTTATCTGTTTTGGTGATATACATTTCCAATCAGGTATCGATTTCATTTCAGCACTCCATGACCATCTTGTATTTGATTTTTGTATATTATAACAATAAATTAAATTTTCAGCAGCACGTTCTTGTGCTAAACATGTTTTTTCAGAACCATTGATGATAAAATAACCCCCTGGATCATGTTTACATTCACCAGTTTGAATATTATTTATTTGTTTATACTGATTTAATACACAAATATTAGATCGTAACATAATTGGTAACTTTCCAATATGAACCTTTCTTACTATTTTTTGATAATTTACAACATTAGAATAATTTTCACCATTACGAACAATACATTTTACATCTAAATCAACTGTCATATTTCCAGAATAAGTAAAATTTCTTAAACGCGCTTCTTGTGGAAACATAATTTTAGTTGCACCATTATTTTCATATACCTGTGGTCTATGAATATTAAAGTTTATGAAATTTATATATAATTCTAATCTATATAAATTATGTTCTTTAATATAATCATGTTCAGATGCAATATGTACTGGATTAAACATATTTATAGTTTCTTCTATTTGTATTGAAGTAAAATAATTAAATGATTCTATTTGATGACGAATTAACTGCTTTAAATGTTTGTTATTAAAATATGATTCAATTAAATACCAAGGAATTTCACTTTCTTGTATTTCACCATTTTTAATTAAATTTTTATATTTATTATCATCATCCATACTGGTTGTTATTTAGTAAAATGTTTTTAAACTATTTTAAAATAGATTTATCAATTTTTTTTTAAAAATATAAGTACAATGCTATATTTTAATTTTTATTCAATATATTAAATGGAAACTTCAAAAAAAACATTGCAAATTAATCCAGAATTATTTAATATGAAAAAAGAAAAGAAAAAACATAAACATAGAACAGAGAAAAATATTACATCAAATAAACTAGAACATAATAGTAACAAATTAAAAAAAGAATTACTTAAAAAAGTTAAAGATTATCATCATAAAAATGAAAATAATGAAAATCAAAATGTAAATCAAATACATAATAATACAGATAGCTTTGAAAATGAATTTAATAAATCACTAAGTTTTTTACAAAATTTGGAAAAAAAAAACAAATTAAAAAAAAAAAATAAAACAGAAAAAAATAGAAATTTTGAAATTAATATTAATTTACCAGATAATCTTAATAATACATCAACTCCTGTTCCAAAATACAGTAATTTAAAAAATGGATCTATGCCAACATATAAAGAATTAAATAAAACATATAAAAATAATTCAGATCACAAAAAGGGTATTAAAATATTATTAGATAACAATATTTATCACGATAAACCCGATCATTCACATATAGACAATGCAAAAAACATATCAAATACTAGCAAATCAACTGAAACAAATAATTTAATATTAGATGTTAGCAATAATATTGAAATTGAAAATAATATTGAAAATAATATTGAAAATAATATTGAAATTGAAAATAATATTGAAAATAATATTGAAAATAACACTGATTATGATAATAATATTTCAATTATAACACCTAATACTAATTATGAAAAAGATTTTATACAAAATAATTTAATTAATAAAGATTTAGAAAAAAATACTAATATACCAAATAACATCATAAATAAAGCTGTCCAGAATACAATAGAAACTAATTTAAATAATTTTAATAATAATATACCTAAAAAAACTATAATAACAAAAACAAAAAAATATAAAATTGGTAAAAATAAAAATCAAAAAAAAATAGGAGTCATTATTAAAAATAATACTACACAAAAAAATATTAAAAATCAAATTTTTGATATTAAAAATAAATCATTAAATGATATGAAAAATGATCTTCGAAAAAATAATTTAATAAAAGGAGGATCCAACGCACCTGAAGATATAATTAAAGAATTATACGAAAATATGAAATTATCAGGCCAAGATATTAAAAATACTAATTACGATAATACATTATATAATTTTTTATATGATGCCTAAATATAGTTTTTTA